GAGTATTATAACATGACACTTCCTTTGAATGCTGACGCTAAGATTGGTAGGACTTGGGCAGAAACACATTAAGGAGGGTTCAACATGCCATATAAAGATAAAGAACTAGCTCTAGCTATGGGGAAAAGAAGGTATAGAGAACTAGTGAGTACTGAGGAAGGAAGGAAGGAATATAGAAGAAAACAATTAAAAGGATATCATAAAAGCATGAGTACGGAAGAAGGTAGGGAAAAACACAGAGCAAGAAATAGAAAAAATAGAAATCTAAATAGAATAAAAATTTTAGATTTTCTTGGCAGACGATGTGTTTGTTGTGGAGAGACAGATGAAATGTATTTAGAAGTAGATCATGTTTATAATGATGGGTATAAAGAAAAAAGTGGTAGCAACAAATGGAGTGTTATATATAAAAAATTACAGGTAGAACCAAGAAGGTATCAAATACTTTGTAGTAATTGTAACAGAGCAAAACATACAAATGGCGGGAAGTTATACATACCAGAGCAAGGATGGGTTATAAGGGATACAGATATCATGAGAACAACTACAATCGGGCGAAAGAAGTTTAGTCAAGAGCTATATGACAAGGCAGATCATAAAGCTAAAGGTATCATACGTGCTTACTTAGAGAGTGAAGGACACTCCCTATTAGATGACAGAGAAAAGTATTCTTGTGACATCGAGGGTAGGGATGGACAAGGATGGGAGGTGGAAATAAAATACTCTTGGAAAAAAGAATGGCCGCCCTCTTGGCGTGATGTGCGTATACCATATAGGAAAAAGAAATTGTTAGAAGACACAGGAGAGGACAAGATAACCTTCTTCATATTGAACAGCATGTGTAAGGAAGCTTGGAAAATACCAGGACAAGTTGTTTCTGAAGCAGAAGTTGTAGAGGTTTCAAATAAGTTTGTACCAAGAGGAGAGTTATTTTATAGCATACCAGTATCGAAAGTTAGAAAGATTTCTATTGACACCACGCAAAATATGTGATACGATATATACCTAAATTGAAAAGGAGATTAATCATGGCAGTAAAACAAAAAGCAGATAGCTATATCATCCAAGGCAAAGCTTATTGGACTAAGCTCAAAGCACGGGATGAGTACAGCGATAAGTACCAACTCGATGTAGGCAACCTGTCTCAACAGTCTAAGAAAACCCTCTTGGACCTTGGTGTAAGGCTCAAGGACAAGCAGGACGATAGGGGTGAGTTCGTTACTCCTCGTTCCAAGTTTGAGGTTACAGCAATGGATGCTGACAAGACGCCTATTGATGTGCAGACTACGTTGATTGGTAATGGTTCTGATGTAAGGGTTAGGGTTGTTCCGAATGTTGATCACCCAATGGTAGATCAATATGGAACATCCTTATACCTTAATAAGGTTCAGGTTCTCTCTCTTGTAGAGTACTTTGGCGGCGACGATGATTTTGATGAGGAGTTTTAAGTCGGCTTAGTTAGTATTGTAAGGGCTTGACATAAGTGCTTTCGTACTTGCATTGTCAAGAAGTATAGTGGGCGAGGGTATCCAAGGTGTACAAAGTTTTAAATTTTTCTTTGTACCCTATTGATAAGATGGGGCAGCTATACACTTAGAATCTAAAACAGGAGATAGGAATGAAGATTGAAACTTTAGTAGAAGATATCTATTCCACTTTAGAAAACGAACATACTTTATCTGAGGACAATCTCTCTTCTTTTTTAAAAGGAATGGAAAAAGTTATGAGAGAACAAATGGAAAATAGAAGGGAGTACACCGACAAACCAACGCTGAGAATGTCTTCCATAGGAAAACCTACTAGACGTTTATGGATGGAGTTTAATAATTCAAAAAAAGATACGCCGCCTAAAGGTTCACTGTTGGTTAAGTTTTTATATGGTAGTATACTAGAAGAGCTTCTTATCTTCCTAACAAGAGAGGCCGGTCATTCCGTAACAGATGAGCAGAAAGAGGTCACACTAAACGGAGTGAAAGGACATATCGATTGTAAGATAGATGGGGAGTTAGTGGATGTTAAGTCTACTAGTGACTTTGCCTTTCGTAAATTTAAATTAGGTACGCTAGAGAACGACGATCCTTTCGGATACATAGGACAGATTAGTGGGTATGCTCTGGCAGAGGGAAAAAATAACGGATACTTCTTAGCTATCAACAAGGTCACTGGTGAGATAACTTTGTTAGAGATAGATGATTTCGGTATCATCAACGCTAATAAAAGAATTGATCAGATAAGGAAAGCAGTTGATGATCCTGTCCCTCCTTCTCTTTGTTATTCACCAGTGCCAGATGGTAAGTCTGGAAACATGAAGCTCAACAGGAACTGTGTGTACTGTCCCTTCAAGACAGATTGTTGGGAAGACCTGCGTATCTTTAAGTATAAAGATAGCTTGAGATATCTTAGTAAAGTTATAAGAGAACCCAATGTACCAGAAGTAACTGACATTTATGCATGAGGAGATACCCTTGACAACACAACGAACTGCTTGTCCACAATGCAATAGCAAAGATAATCTGGTGATCTTCTCCGATGGGGGAGAGCATTGTTTCACTCCAGATTGTACACACCATATTTATGGAAAGAAAGGAAACCAAAGTCAGGTGATTTCCAACAAAGTTTCTAAGAACATACTTACCCAAGGCATCATTGCCGCCATTCCTTCAAGAGGGATATTGGAAAACACTTGCAAAAAATATAATGTCAGACAAGAAAAGGATAAGCATTACTATCCTTACTACAATTCAGATAACTCTTTGGTTGCTCATAAGATACGTAATGTTTCTTCTAAAACATTTTATTCAGAGGGTACTATTGTAGGCTCTGGTTTGTTTGGGCAACAGGCTTTCAATAGTGGAAGAAAATTTGTCACCCTTTGTGAAGGGGAACTCGATGCTCTTAGTGCTTACCAATTGCTTGGATCGAAGTGGCCTTGTGTATCTATAAAGAATGGAGCAGAGAGTGCAGTTAAAGATGCAAAGGAAAGCTATGAATGGCTTATGTCTTTTGATAACATCGTAATCTGTTTTGATAATGATGCACCTGGAATTTCGGCGGCGAAGAAGGTTGCGGAGTTACTAAGTCCCAAGGCTAAGATAGTAAAATTACAGCATCATAAGGATGCTAATGAGTATCTTATGAACAACCGTGAGAAATTCTTCTTGGAAGATTGGTGGGCGGCGGAAAGCTATACACCTGACGGTATCATATCAGGAAAGGACATGTGGGAAATTGTCCAAGAAGATAAGTCGGAAGCTATAATTAACTATCCTTTCGGAGGGATACAAAAATTAACTTACGGTATAAGAACAGGAGAACTTATCACTGTTACTGCCGGATCAGGATTAGGTAAGTCTCAATTTATGAGGGAGCTTACCTATCATGTGTTAAAAAATACAGAAGAAAGTATAGGCATGATGTTCATGGAAGAATCGGTACGCCGTACCGGCCTTGCCATGATGTCGTTAGAAGCTAACAAGCCTCTCCATTTACCAGATGTATACAAAACCACACCTAGCGAGGAGTTTAAAAATTATTTTGATAGCACATTGGGTACTGGAAGGCTTTACTTCTTTGATCACTTTGGTTCAAATGAGATCGATAAGATAATCAGCAGTGTAAGATATTTTTCTAGGGCTTTGAATTGTAAGTTCGTTTGTTTGGATCATGTGTCAATCATTGTATCAGACCAAACAAATTCAGATGAACGTAGAGCCTTAGATGAAATCATGACAAAGCTACGAACCGTAGTTCAAGAGTTGGATATCGTTTTATTTCTAGTTAGTCATTTGCGTAGGCCATCAGGATCAGGCCATGAAGAAGGCGCAGTGACTTCTCTTAGCCAGCTTAGAGGTTCTGCATCGATTGGACAGTTGAGTGATATCGTTTTCGGATTAGAACGTAATGGGCAGCATGAAGATGAAAAGGAAAGGAACACTACTACTGTACGTGTGATTAAGAACAGGTTCTCTGGACTGACAGGACCGGCTTGTCGTTTGTATTACAACCCTGATAACGGGAGAATGGAAGAGGTGATGGAAGATAGGGAAGATTTAGAATGACACTATTAACTCAATCAGTTATAACAGAAGAAGATGTAACATTAAATCACTTGGTAAAGTACATACAATTTATACCTAATAAACTTCCATCATTAGATTTTATTAAACCTAATCATCTACTAGTTAGATACAAAAAGTATCTCTCTTCTATTAGTGAGGAAGACTTTTATCAAGAAGATACAGAAGAGATAGGCTTAGAAAGAATGCTAGAAGACTTTAAGAAAATAGAGGATGAGCTAAATAGAGGTGAAATTGTAGTATATTCTCCAAGAGATTGTATGGTAGTTGAAGAAAACTTATCTGAGTTTTCCACTAAAAAATTTAGAAAAGTATTTTTAAAAGAGTTTGAAAAGCTTCATGATAAACATTACAATAAACACAATTTTTGGAATTAACAAATGTCTATATCTGTAGCATCAAGGAAAGCTAAAGGTAGACGATTACAGGATTGGGTTAAGGACCAACTGTATAAAAGATTTTCTTCGTTGGAAGAAGGGGATATACGTGGGGCTATCATGGGAGAAACTGGTGCAGATATTAAATTGTCTCCCCTAGCTGCAAAGCAAATACCTTTAAAGATAGAGTGTAAAGCAAGGGAAGGATACAAAGGAATATACGATGCATACCAACAAGCAACAGGCCATGAAGGAAAAGGAGAGCCTGTACTAATTATTAAGATGAACAGAGAAGCGCCGCTTGCAATCATAAACGCTTCCTATTTTCTAGACTTAATTAAAAAGGACATAACATGTACATCAAAGACATAGATAATAAGGCAGAGGCATTGTTGGAATTAGATACGGTGTTCGATTTCTTTTCCTTAATAAGAAAAGATAACATACTAGTAATTCTTTCTGACAGTGGAGAAGATGGAGAGTTTACTGTCAGGGTTTTAGATTCTACTCAAAATGAAGAAGCATCAACAGTAAAAATTATAACACAAGGTTTTTTCAGTATGTTGGAAGACGATCCTGATACCTTATACATGCGAGGTGCAAAAGTAGAAGAACAAAAGTATAAAAACTACGGAGAAAATATTATACCGTTCCATATTAGAAATAAGAGAAAGGAAAAAGAATAATGAAATGGAAAGAGATACACAAAGATGAAGAAGTGTGGTTAGATATTAATAGTCCTGATCATTATAATAACAATACAATCGAGACTATCGATTTAATTAGGGATAGTATGAATGAAGAAGAGTTTAAAGGATACCTGAAAGGTAACATCTTTAAGTATGTTAGTAGGTACAGGTATAAGGATCAGGAAAACCCGGTAAAAGATTTGTTAAAAGCCAAGTGGTATTTAGAGAAGTTAATAGAAGTAATGAGGGAAGAAGACTTAGAAGAGGGAACGAAGGGCATGGGTGAAAAAGTTGTTCATGGAGGAAAGTATGAATAAAAAATTTATTATTATAGCGATAGTTGCTCCACTTGTTTTAATAAGTGGGGTAGCAGGGAGTGTTTATTTTTCTAGTGAGTGTAAATATAATCCATTCACAGGAGCTTTTGTTGTTGATGGAGAGGAGTATGCTCATGGCACAATGAAAGATGCGTGGGCATGTGCGCTAGAAGGGGGATTACCTCAATCCGTACTCTCCAGATTAGGGAAGTATGGTGATGCTGAGACAAGAGCAGAAGCCGAAAAGATTAC